CGCCGCAGCGCGTCCTCCACCTTGCTTTCGGTGATGGTGGCGTCGGCAATCTTGTCGGTCGTCACCGCGCCGTCCACCAGTTTCGTCTCGGTCACGCTGTTGTCCGCCGGGATGTCGTTCGCGCTGTCAATCCGCACGATGTCCCCATCAGCCCGCCGGAAGTAGAGATGCGACACGCTGTCGTCCTCCTGCGACCACAGCACGGCCCCCACGCTCGTCGTCTCCGGTGTGGTGGATTGGTGGTACAGGTGGACGGCCTTGTGATAGCCCACGGTCTCGCTGGATGTGTCCCCGATGAACGCGGGAACGTGGTCCACCGCGAACCGCTCCATGATGGCCTTCTTCGTGTCCTCGCGGATGTACACGTCGATGTCGTCGGCGTCGGACGCCTTGGTCGGCGCGGTGTCGTCCCACGTCTCGTCGAACGCCCGCACGATGCCGAACGCGGCGAAGATGCAGAACAGGAACAGGAGCAGGTTGCGCTTCATGTGTACTCCGTCGTGATGTCGCGGTACGGGTTCTTCTCGGCCCCGATGGCCTCCCCGAGCCGCGGCTTGATCTGCCAGAACGTGTTCGCAAACCTCTTCGCCGTGAACCGCCGCACCATGTCCCCCAATGCCTTCTGGTACAACCCCTCGTACTGCGCCGCCCCCGCGTCGTCCTCGTAGTAGAGGCACCCCTCAGCCGTAGCACCGTAGATCAGCACCTCGGGGTACTCGTCCGTGATCGCGTTGTGGTCGGTTGTTGCTGAGAGGTCTGCAAGATAGCAGTACCCCTTCACGACGAAACGGTACGCGGCGTCTGGTGTCGGGTAGAACACGAACTTGTCCTGCCAGACCCAGTAGGTGTCCGGCTGGCCCTCTTTGGACAGGTCGTCGAACCGCTCGTCCCGCTCCACGTCCATGATGTCGAGTTTCACCAACCCCTGCCGCTCGGTGTTCCCGGTGTTGCGGAGGTCCACGCGCAACTCCTCCTTGAACGCCGAGAAGGTGTCCGTCGAGGACGGTAGGAAGTCGGCAACCGTGTACGTCGCCGTGCTGGCCGTCATGGTCCCGTTGGCCTGGTCCTGCATGAACGGGAAGTTCAGTTGCCGGCAGATCAACCGTTGCCGAAGGTTGATGAACTCCCCCACGCGGGTCGAGATGTCGGAATCCGCCCGGCCAAGGTAGTTGGTTACGGATGTCTTAAGCGACGAGAACGTGGTTGCCATTGGGCTTTGCCCTCTTGGGGACGTAGATCGGCGTGACGGTGTGCGTCACCTTCCATGCGTCGTATACGTCCTGAATCGCCGCGTGGACCCGCTGGGGCGCGATGCGGAGACCGCAGACCGGGAACGATGCGTCCTTCGCCACCGGCTCAAGCGGGCATGACTCCATGGTGTGATGTATCTGATGGCACGGGTAGCAGTCGCAGTCCACCGGCTCAAGAGCCGTGCAGTTCTTCCAGTACTTCGTCAGGTTGTCCGGAGTTGAGTGGGAGAGAATGACGACCTTCGGCGTGTCGTAGCACGACGCCGCGTTGAGGATGCCGGTCTCCGTCCCAACAACACAGTCAACGTACCCAGTCAGCATCATTGACTGGCGTAGGTCGAGTATCCCGGAGCGCCCGAGAAGACGCGGGTGGTCGAACTCCAGCAGTCGGCAGGCGTAGTCCCCCACGGTCATAATGACCATGGCCGGACACGTCTCCAAGAGCGCCCGCGCCACGTTCTCCCAGTACGGATACGCCTTGTGCATGGACGATCCAGACAACGACCACATCAGGACGAAATGGCGCTCGTGCTTCCCTCGGAAGTAGCGCGCCATGAAATGTTCGGGTTCGGTGAAATGGAGTTCCGGCAGTTCCCCCACCGCATCGGGGTATCCGCCGAGTGCCATTGTGTGATCCATGTAGTTCGCTGTGCAGGTTGCCAGCCGTTCCTCGCGTGGCATCTTGAAGTCGGGTGTCCCCTCGACCTTCAGGAGGGCGCCCTCGATCGAGCCGGACAGGTTGATGACCCTGCGGAACCCCCGCCGGAGCGCGTCCCAGTACGGATCGAGTTCCGCGTTGGGGATCGAGTCCCGTTCCTGCACGATGAACCCGTCCACGTTTGGGTTGTTCTTCAGGATGGTCTGGCCCTGCACATTGGTATTGACGATGACCCGGTTCCCGTCGGCCTTGAGCCGCTTGAGAAGCGGGGTAATGAAGATCATGTCTCCGATTCCGCCGTACCGGATTACCAGCACCGCGTCCTCGGGTTCCGTCCCGATGATTGCCTTCCCCGTTGACGGCACCGGGAACACGTCCTTCCCCTGCGGCACGCGGTCGAACGCCTTACGGACCACCAACTGCCACGAGTATTCGTCCGCGTCGTTGTGGCGCGATGCCGACACCTTCTCTGCGTTCCCGAACGTGTCGAGGATCGCCCACGCATCGGTCCAATAGAGGTCGTGCTTGTGGTTCATGTTCGCGCCGGGCGTCCCCGCGCGCGGGTAGTAGTCGGGGTCGGGGCAGTAGAGGATCAGATGCCCGCCCGGCTTCACAACACGCCACCAGTCAGCAAGCGCACCAGCGGTGTTCTCTATGTCCTCCAGCGTATGCGAGGAGAAGACGTAGTCGAATACCGCATCCGAGAAGAGTGCCAACGCATCGGGACGGGAGAGGTCGGCCCTGATGTCCGCGCCCCTCCCGCCGATGTCAATCCCAATGGCAGTCTGCACGACTTTTTCGTCGCCGCACCCGATGTCGAGTCCGACGCCGCGAAGGTACGATACGACCCTGTCGCGGCATTTGCGGCTTTCGTGACCTTTTGAGGTCTCGGCAGACCACGCCATTGTTTCGCTCCTTGGTTCAGACTACGCGAACGCCTCCTGCCAGACGACGTAGACCCACGCCGACTGCTGGGTGTCCGAGCCGATGTTGGTGATGTTCAGCACATCGGTGGACGTGAAGGTCTGGTCCGTCAGGGACGCCGCCTTCATCACGCCCGCCGTGTTGGTGGTCCCGACCACCAGCGCGCCCACGCTCGTCGTGCCCTTCTTGATGGTCCAGCCCGACGCAGCCGCCGTGCCAGCCGCGTCGCCGAGCGCGTAGACCTCGGTGATCTTGGCGTTGCAGTACGTCGCAAACCGCGCCTGCGCCGTGTCCGACGCGGCGTTGGCGCCCAGTTTTCCGAGGAACGTTACCTTCTTGGACCCGTACTTCGGGTTGTCGTAGGAGAAATCTCCCATGGTGTGTCACCCCTTTCGCTACGGTTGGAGCGGGGGCCGACCCCGACCCCCGCCCGATCCGTGATTCGTTACGACGCAGAACCGATCCGAAGGACGTGCTCCTCGCCATCGGTGGAGTAGTCCCAGATGCGCGCGAACCCCCCGAGGTAGTACCACGCCAGCGCCTTGGACCGTCCGAAGTCGGACGGCACCTTGGCCCTGATCTCCTCGGGAACCGCGACAACCTCCATGATGGCGTCCGCGCCGAACATGATGGCCTCGCCGTAGTAGGTGTTCTTCGCGTTGGAGAGGTAGTTGGTCTCCTCGATGAACCGGCAGGAGTAGTACCGCCCCACCTCGCCCTTGAACAGCCGCTCGGGGTCGCCGTACTCGGCCGCCCCGATCCAGTTGGAGTCGTCGCGGAGTCCCCGCAGAGCGTTCACCGACGCGATGCAGATGTAGTTGCCGTCGCTGTCGTACGCCGGAACGTTCAACTTCCGCAGATAGTCCACGCAGTTCTTGACGTGGTAGTCGTTCAGGTTCGACGTCGCCACCAGCGTGAATGTACCGTTGGTCGTGAAGTCGCCGAAGGTCGAGGTCGAGCAGCAGTACGTCAGGTCGCCCGCCGCGAACTGCGCCGCCGCCGCGGAATCCAGCACCTTCGCCATATCGTTCCGCAGCACCTTCTGGATGGCGTTCTCGGGGTCGAACTCGGAGAGGTCTTCCAGCTTTCCCGTGTACGGGATGCTGTTGCCGTACTCGGTGATCGTCGCGGTCCCCTGCTTGATCGTGAAGTTCGCGCTGGGGATCGTGTCGGTCTCGGTCAGGGTGCCCCCGGCCGTGGTGATGTTGCTGATCTTGTCGAAGAGAACCTTCTCGCCGCGGTTCGCCCCGCCGGACTTCACCTCGACGAACTGCCGGAACTTCATGAGCGGCTGGGCCGCGTGGCGCAGTTCCTTGCTGAGGGTGTTGTTCGAGAAGTATCCCCCGAGCGAGGTCGTCGCCCACAATTGCAGAGCCATGCGTTACCTCCGGTTGTGTTGAGCGTCAGAATCCGCGCATCTTGCGAAGGCGCTCCCGCCGTGCCCGGACAAAGTCGTCCGGGGTCTCGTTCTCCTGCGTCGGTGCCGACGCCTTGGGAGCGCCGCCGGTCTCGACGGCGGCCTTTCGCAGTTCTGCGGCCTTCGCATTGGCCGCTTTCGTCACATTCTCGCGCTCCGCCGCCCGGATGTCGTCCAGCATCTTCTGGACGGTCTTGGCAGCCTCCCTCATGGCCTGATGAGGGTCCGTGGTCTTGCGGGCCGCGAGTATCTTCTGCATCTCCGTCCCCACGAGGTCTTCGTGCTTCCGCAGGGCCGGGTACTCCTCCTTGAACTCCGACCGTATCTCGGTGATGAGCGCCCGCGTCTCAGCCGCGCGCGCCCTGGCCTCGACGGCCCCGAGTTGCTTCCTCAGCAGTTCGTCCGCCTTCTTGGGGTCTTCCAGTATCAGTTCCGCGATGGACTTCCCGTCGGTGGGCTGGGGGACGGCTGCCGCCGCCAGCGCCCGCTCGACCTCGGCCCGCCGCTGGCTCTCCTGCGTCAACTGCGTCCTGGTGTACTCGATGTCCCGCCGCGCGGTCTCCAACTGCTCCTTCAGTTCGGCGGTCTCGTCCTTCTTCTCCGGCTCGGGAGCCGTGGTATCCACCGGCGCGGTCTCCGGTGCGGCCTGAGCCGCCTGCTCGGTTCCCTGCGCGGCAACCGTGGTCTCTTCGCTCATTGGGCCTCTCCTGTCAGAGACGTACCCGCTCTGACGTGTTCGCGCGCTCCTGAGCCGCGTATTCGGCCAGTTTCGCGCCCTTCACCGCCTCGACCTCGATGTACTTCAGCAAGCCCGCTATCGCCCGGATGTTCGCCTGAAGCATGGCGACGGCCCGGGGGTTGTTCTCGACGATCAGCCGCTCCATGAACTGCGCGCGGCAGGTCTCCAACTCCGGCTTGACAACGTGCGTCCACCCCATCGAGTTCACCATGTCCTTGACCGCCTCGGCGCGGCGGAACGCCTCGTGCCGCTTCTCCGCTGGCAGACGACAGAACTCAAGCCATGACAGCATTATTGGCCTCCCTGATGCGTTCCACCAGCCCCGTTGTTGATATGCCGTCCGTCAGCGGGATCGTGACGACCTTTCCGCCGGCCGCAATAACTTCTTTCGCCCCGGCTATCTCCTCCACCTTGTAGTCCCCGCCTTTCACAAGCACGTCTGGCACGATGTCTGCTACCAACCGGCTCGGGGTGTCCTCGTCGAACAGGATCACGAAATCCACGCACGCCAGGGCATCCAAGACCTCAGACCGCCACCTCTCTGGTACGATCGGCCGGCCAGGCCCCTTCAGCCGCCGCACGGACTCGTCGGAGTTCAGCCCGACAACCAGCACGTCCCCGCACTGCTTGGCGGCGGCGAGGCACCGGACGTGGCCGACGTGCAGGAGGTCGAAGCACCCATTGGTGAACACGACCTTCCCCCCGCACATTCTGAACGGCCGCAACGTTTCGATGACCTCAGCCGCCGTTACGATCATCTGCCTCCGAACATGATCCGCCGCTTGCGGCCGAACCCCATCTTCATCCCCGGCCACTTGGCGCCGTCGAACCCGAGTTTGGTCATACGCTCCTGCCACGCGGCCTTGGCCTCTTCGGCGCGGGCACGCATCTCGTCGGTGACGCCCGTTTCATTGAACGAGGCCACCTTGTCCTTCAGCGCCGCTGCCTTCTCCTGCAATGCCGCCTTCTGCTCGTCTGATAGCGGGTTGTTCTTCAGGTACATCGCCATGCCGAGTCGCCGCCTCATTTCCCACCCCGCTTGAAGTACCCAGCCTCGACGCCCGCCGCCCGCTTCTTCGGCGCGCTGGCCGTCTCACGGTTCGGGATCGCGGCCTTCTTTGCCGAGCAGTTCCCGTGTCCGTGCTCAGGGAACCACGGGCTGACCGCCCCCCGGTTGAACGGCTCCGAACGGTCCTGCGGGACCGACACCCGCGTTACCTTCACGTCCGCCGGCGGCTTGACCTTGCCCACGCGCACCCCCTTGAAGCTGTTGCATGACCATGGCCGCCGCAGCGGGGTTCTGCCCCACCAGCCCCGGCATGGCACCCATTTCACGCTGGAACTGTTCCACGTTCCCAACGCCAAGCAGCTCAACGATCTTGTCCACTATCTTCATTGGGTCGTACTTCGCCGCGACCCCCTCGACCTGCATCATCAGTTGGAGTAGTTGGAACAACTTGGATATCTTCTCCTCCCGCGTCACCATCAGCGAGAGGCCCGACCCCTGAAACACAAAGTTGCCAGCGATTAGGTCGCGCCGCTCCTCGGGGGACAGCCGCTCAATGTGCAGCCCGAGGTCGCCGACGATCTTCCTGATGTACGGCGCGTCCCAGTCCATGAACTGGAATATCAGCGAGTACGCCATCTCCACGATCTGTGTGACGGCAAGGTACTCGATGTCGTAGGAGATGCTGTCGAAGTGCGACATGGACATCGAGGTCTTGATCTCAACCTCACCCTTGGTCTGCCGCCCCTTGGTCGCCGGCATCCCCATGATTGGGTCGGTAACGGATGTGTTCGCCTGCATCTCCCGGTCAAATAGGGCCAGTTCCGTGAAGCTCTGCGTCGGAACCTCGCCCATCCTGATCTCCTCGAACGACCCTGCCGGTCCAACGACGACCTTGCCTGGGTACAAGTCAAATAGTGATTCTGAGTTCTCGATTTGCCAGGGGTCCGCCCGAAACATCTTCATGATCGAGAACGAGAGATTGTCAACCTGCAGGTTCACGATGTTGTTCATCGTGTACTGCATCCGGACGGACCCCTCGATGAGCGACTGGCCGTAGAGCCGGTACGGATACGGCTTGGGCACCACCAGCACATACGGCGGCTTCTCGTGCCAGAACGGATTCTGCTGGACCTTCCGCACGACGTAGCGGTCGTTGGCGATGGCGCAGACGATGTTCCGCTCGACGATCTTCCCGTCCCGGTCAATGATGTCCCCCCAAAACTCCAGGATCGTCACCTTGGACCGGAACGTGTTGTTCGAGGGGAGCATCCCCTTCCGGCTCAGTTCGGACAGGTGCTTCTGCTTCTCGCGGAAGTCCTCCTCAATGCGGGCGATCTCGCGGGCGTCCCATATCCGGTGCTCCTCGGGTATGTCCTTCTCGTCCTCCGCCCTCTGCTTCAGTTCCGCAAGGTCAACCTCGACGCGCTCGATGATGTACCGGCTGTCCCGGAGCGACAGGTCCGTCGCGCACGGGTCGAGGTAGATATTGTAGGGGTCCACGTTCTTGATCGCCAGCCGGGAGTCCAGTTCCTCGACGACCTTCCACCCCTCGGCGACATACGGGATGCCGTTCGCGTCCAGTTCCTCCCGCCGCTCGAACCGCCGGACCTTCTTGACCGTCACGTCCCAGTAGTATTTCTGGACGCATATCCCGGTGATAAGCGCCACCTTCAACGCCTCGACGAACTTGGTCACGAACTGCGCCCGCTCCAGCCAGAACCTGGTGAGTTCCTTCACCACCGGCACCTTCTCCGGCTCGGACGCGCTCTGCACGTCGAAGAACTGCCGCGTCCCAATGAGCGCACGCTTCAGGATCGCCGTCGCCCGATCAACGTAGGACGACAGTTTCGGGATGAAGCACTTACTCTGCCAGTCGGCCTTGTGGCTGTAGTCCTGCTGGTTGCGGTAGACCTGCCACAACTCGTCCCACTGGCTCTCCCGCGCCTGCCGCGCGTCCTCCGCCTCTTTCATACAGGCGTTGACGTACTCGATGAGAAGGTCTTTGTCTATGGCCATCAGAAGTTCGAGGTCCACGAATACGCCATCGCGGACCGTG